CAAGCAGTAGTTGATCCCACACCACTTGCTATATATCTTGTTGTATTAGAAGCTGAAGCACTGCTCCATGCTGCAGCGGTAATTACATTTGTTGATGAAGAATAATTTTGAACAGCAGTTGTTGCTGCGCTAGGACTAGATCCTCCAGAAACTGCTAAAGCTGATGTTCCTGTGTTTCCAGCAGAATGACCACTTGCATTACCTGTTCCTAAAGTTGCTGGTGATGTGCTCCAGTTAGTTCCATCCCATGTATGTGTCGTTGTTATTTGATTTGAGCTTGATGTATTCCCTCCAAAAGCAATAGCAGCAGAACTACCTGGTCCAGCTCCTCCTAAATTCTCTGTTGCTTGTGGTAAAGAATTTACTGCAGTCCAAGAAGTTCCATCATATGTTATAGATGTTGAAGTTTGAGAAGTTCCTGGACCAGTTTTACCACCAAAAAGAAAAGCGTTTGGAACACCAACAGAAACACATGCTCCTTGAGACGTAGCTTGTGGTATGTTTCCACCTGCTGTCCAATTAGAGCCATCCCATTCGGCACTTGCATTAAAATAAGTTGAACCACTGTTTCCTCCAACATTTAATGCAGAGGTAGCTATTCCACCTCCCATATTACCTGATGGTGAATTAGGTAAAGTATTCACTGTAGTCCATGAGGTTCCATTGTATGATTCTGTAGCGTTTGATCCTCCTGGCGGTCCAGGATATCCTCCAAACATTAAAGCTGCAGTTTGACTAGTAATTGCTCCACCTTGACTATATCTTTTAGAGCTTGAATCTCCTCCAGTTTCAAAACCTGATCCATTCCATTCTTCAGTTCTTAAACTACCTGTATTAGGTGATGAATCACCAGGGTGATAACCACCAAAAAATACGGATGAAGTAACAGGTCCTCCTGTTGTTTGCATGTATTGTCTTGAAGTTAAAACTGAAGATTCAGAATTCCATGCTTCAAGAATAGCTAATCCTCTAATAGATCCAGTTGTAGAGTTATACCACATCTGTCCATCAATACCCGTCGATGGATCGGATGTAACTTTTCTAATTTTTTTTCCGACTATTTCTCTATAAGTCGACATTAACTAATCTCCTTAATTATTCTTCAGAAGCCAGCCTTGTGTAGAATCAGTATAGACTAAAGTATTTGCCGCTCTTTCTGTTGAAACTGTTAAATCATCTGTTGATCCATTTATTTTTTCTGAACCATTTGCAGATATTGTTAAAGCATTTGAATCAAATGTTCCTGCATAATCAATAAAAGATACTTCTTCTCCTAAAACACCTGCGGGTAAATTTAATGTGATAGCTCCACTTGTAGTATTTACAAAATATCCTGCTCCAGCTGCTCCAGTAATTGGAGAACTTGTTTGAACTGCAGCCCAAGAAGTACCACCAGATACTTCAGCAAAAGATAATTGACCAACTGCTGTTGTACCTGAACCTGTAATACTAGCTACTTTTAAAAATCTATCTGCTGTTACATTTCCAGTAGGAAATTTTAGCTCATAGCTCTGAGATGAGCTATGTGGAGGTGAAGTAAGTTTAATTCCGTGGCTGTTATTTTCACAGTTAAGTTGAATTGAACCTGGATTATCAGCACCCATTGCTTCAATAACACCAGTTCCTTTTGGTCTTAAACGTAAGTTAAGGTTTGAATCATCTCCAACCGCACCAATCTGTGCACCAGCTCCTGTTGCAGCGTTTGTAATATCAATATGGTTAACTGCAGAACTAGTTGTTTCAAAAATTAATTGTTCTGCTCCGTTTTCATCTCTGATGCCGTGAGCATCATCGAAGTCTATCATGAAAGAATTAGTATCTAAGTTACCACCTAATTGTGGTGTAGTATCATCAACTAAATCACTAGCTAATGATATTGTAGAAATATTTGGATTAGTACTATCATCTGCTTTTGCGTATGCAATTACAGTTTTACCGTTTGCAACTGTAGCAGAAGTTCCTGTACCAGTTGCGTATTTAAACACAACGTTCTGTGATCCAGAAGTTGCGTTCTTTAAAAAATAAAAGTTTTGAACATCTAAAGGTATTGTAACATTTCTTGATGCTGTAAGTGATCCTGTAAATTCTAAAACTCTGTGTGCAAGAGTTGCACCTGTTCCACCGTCTGTTACTGAAAGAGTTGTATCAGATCCATCAGTTACTGCTTGAGTAGTATAACCACCAGATATCTGTTCAATAATTTCTAAATTTGTATTAGTCTTTGTACCCCAAGTTCCTGCGTTTTCACCAGTTGCTTGTTTTTCTATACCCAAAGGGGTGTATGTTGACGCCATAAAAAATTCTCCTAAGCTGCTACATCATTATAACTTGTATTTGATCCACTTGCAACATCCGAATATGAAGAATTCGAACCCGTTGAAACATTACTATAAGACGTATTTGAACCAGTGTCAACATCACCATAAGCAAATATGTCAACAGTTCCAACATTTAATGTTGCTTCAAAACTAGTTAATCCTACTGTAATATCTGTTAATGAAATACTACCAAGACTAAACGTAGCTGATACTCCTGTTAATCCTAAACCTTCTTCAATAGTTAAAGAACCTACACTAGGTGTCATTGTTTGAGCAGTCGGTTGAATTAATGCTCCGCCTAATCCTATGATAGAACCTAAACTAGAAGTAACAGATAAACCAGAAAGCTGAACTACATCATTTGGTATTACTACAGTTCCAATACTAGCACTAAAAGATACACCAGTTAAATCAGCTTCTTGTGAAGATGATCCAACAGCAGTTCCTTGTGTTGAAGTTATAGATAGACCAGAAAGTTGTGCTACTGTATTTGGTATTGTAACTGTTCCTTGACTTGAAGTCATGTCCTGACCAGTCAATCCGATAGTCATGTCATTAACTGTCAAAGAGCCAACAGAGGATGTTACTTGTTGGCCAGTCAATCCAACTTGCATATCAACCACGGACACTGAACCAATAGAGAATGTAGCTGATAAACTAGTGTCTATTGATACAGGAACAAAAGCTTCGCCTTGTGAAAAAGTAGATTCAAGACCAGTTGGTGTGAAGATAACATCAGGAATGTCTACAGATCCAACAGCAGATGTAATTTGTATACCTGTTAAAGAAACAGAAATAGTTTGATCAGAAAGATCTCCCCATCCACCATCACCGCTCCATTGCTGTGCACCCCAACCTGTTTTTAAAGTTGTGTCTTCATTCCAAGTAGCTTGGCCCCAGGTAAACCTGCCCCATCCTGAAGTCGTCGACATGGTCGACCTCCTATGCTAGTCTAATGATTGCTGCTGTGGCGTCGTTTGTAGGAAATTCTATTTTAAAAGTTCCGTTACTCGCTGTTTTATCTCCACCGAATGCGATTGCACAAACAGCGTCAGTTGTGCCTGAACCACCATCTGTTGTTGTGTTATAAATTAATGCAGCGTTTGCAGTAAAAGAAGCTGATGAATAAGTTACGTCAGAAAAATCTGTAAATGCAGTTGTACTAGTTAATCCAACTCCAGTGTTAGTTAGAGTTGCACCACCTGCAGTGTATGCAGTACCTGATGTATTTGTAATTTCTTCTGATGTTGAATAGTCTGTTGTAGAAGCACCTAAAGTTGCAGAACTATCAAATAATGCAAGTTTAAAAGTGTGACCACCAGATGATTCAAAACTGTGTTTACCTTGTAAAAGTTCTTGTTTAAAACTAGAACATATTGCGCTTGTATTTGCCATAATTTATTCTCCTACGGGTTTGCTGAGTTTATTGGTATACGAACAGTGCCATCTGTGTAGTCATCTCTTCTTCGTCTACCGACTTGCTCGTTAGCAAACTTCTGTACTTCTTGTTTATATTTATTTTCATATAAAGTCAACATATCTATCGGACCTTTTAAAAAGCCGTATGCCTCTGATAAACAGCAATATAAGAGCCCATTTGGAAAGTTCATGCTGATATAATTAGTATCATCATTTTCTAAAAGATCAGGCATTTTATTGTAATGAACTCTAAATTTATATGTTGTATTCGGTGTCGGTGAAAAAGCTATACGTCCAGAGGTCGTATCTGATTCTCCTGTGCCTCCACCATACATAGCATAATACTTAGGTCTACCTTGAGCTGCAGCTGTTCCTGTTATATCTTGATATTCTTGTAGGTAAGTATAATCTTTTTTTTCTAACCAAACATTAGCTCCTGTAATAACTGAACTTGAGTCATAAACTTGTATACCTCTAATAAATAAAGCTCCTGCTGGTGCGTTGATAGACTCTTGACCAGCAACTAAATTACCAGTTTGTTGTCTTCTTTCTGCATCAATAGGCACATCTCTAAATATTCTATACTGTGAATTTAAAATAATATTTTCTAAAACAGAATCAGATAAAACATTTGAATCTGTTTCAGTATAACTTCTTATTTGTGTTTTTAATCCTGATGCACTTAATCCAGCCATTATTCTTTTTCCTTTTTATGTTTCTTATTTATTTTTTCTAACTTATTGTTATAAATTGGTATTTCTGGTTCTGGAACTTTAGTGTAATATTCTATATGCTCATCCTCTTCTGGACATGCACACTGTTTAATACCTAATATTTTACAAATAAAATTTTTTATTTTTTTAATCATGCTTCTATCGTTACGGGTCCAACTGAACAGCCATACCCGCCTCCTTTTATTTCTCCAACTGTAGCAGTATTAGTGTCAACTGTAAAATGAAAATAGTTTGTTGTTGCATAATCTGTTGAAACTACTGCACCACTTTTATATAATCCTGTTGTTATTGAATATCCGGCAGCTTTTGCAATATTTGATCCCAATATACCATCAAAATCTTGTGGGTTTGCATATTGAAAAACATTACCGCCAGCAGACGTAGTTGGTGGTCCTCTAAATCTATAAGTTGTACTGCTAGTTAATCCATGACCTGGAGAAAAAACATTTATAATTCCAGATCCAGATTGATATGTTTCAAATCCATTTTCAGGTATTCTTACTGTAACAGATGGTTCTGTTCTATCTGTTCTAACATTTCTTAATGCAATACCATCTGCAGAAATAGGTTTTGGTTCTAATTGTGGTTGCTTTGGTTCAAACTCAGACACATGTACAAAAGCACCATTCCATTCTCTAACCATTTCTCTGTATGGAAATTCCATACCAGATCTATCTGATATTGCTTTTGAATGTTTACCTGTTGCGTACTTTGCCATTATGTTCCTGGGTAATAAGCTTTAGGTGTAATGTATGTACTAGAAGCTGATCCATCTTCTGCTAAAGCTCTAGCTAATTCATCTTCATAGTATAGTTTCATTTGTTGTGTAAGTTGTGGTTGATATTTTTGTGATAAATAAAAAGCTAAGCCAGCTGTCATACAAGGAACAAATCTAAATGGCACATCTGTTGCATTTGTATAATCACCTACATCTTGTATTCTTTTAATATAATAAAAATGCATATCTTTAGATGCATTTGTAGAATCAGGTGTTGGATAAACGTGCACTCTAACTTTATCAATAAATCTTTCTACCCAATATTGATTAGGCGTTCCTTTAGACAATTTGTTAGAGAATCCTGCATAAGTAGATCTGTCTACTTTTGTCATTGGCGAATCTGATTGTGTTGTTTGAGTTCTATTAGATCTTAATTGTGCTTCAAGAACATCGGACATACCATAAATTCCATTAGGAGTAGATGTAGCACTTGTGCCATCATCACTAGATCTAAAAAAATCATATTCTGCTTGTCCTTCAATTAAATCTAAATCAACTTCATCTATTTCCCAATAGTGAATACCTCTATTACCCCATTCTTGAAATAAAATGTTAAGAGATCTTCTTGCAGATTTTAATTGATAACCTGCAACGTTTTGTAATCCTAAACGTTCAAAAGCATCTTCTACTATTTCATCAATAGCAAAAGTTTTATCGAACGTTGCTGTTCCCGACGTTGTATTAGCCATTTACTACGCTCCTGTAATTGTCATGGTAACACTTCCATCTGTACCAGATGTTTGTGTTAATGTTGCACAAACTCCGTTTTGAAAAAGTATACCAGAACCAGGTATGTAAACCTCTAATCCTTCTGTATCGTATTTATAAGTAGCTTTTAAATTACCAGATGCTGCATCTCCTGTTGCTGCCGCATCATGTAAAAGTAAAACTGAACCAGCTTCTCCTCTTCCTTGAATAGAAGTAACTCTTGTTCTTGCTCCTCTTAATAAAGATATAGAACCTGTATCTTTTTGTAAGGTTGTTTGATCTGAATCCATATTTTCTCCTTAAATTAAAATGTGGGGCCAAAGCCCCACATTAATTATTTATTAACTAGCGTCAGCTGAGCTTGATATACCAATGAATTTTAAAACCATTGTTACACCAGATGCTCCTGGATCACCACTGATAACTACTTCTACCTCATCTGCTGTTGCAGTTGATGCAGTTGTAGCTCCACCAGACATTCCTAAAACTCCGTTGCAAGGGAAAAATCCTTTGAAACCAGTTGAGTTGATTGCAGGTGAGATTCCATCTACGAAACCATCAGTATCTGCATCTGTTCCAATGTCAGTTAATGTAACAGAATTAGTAGCTGCAGTTGTTACAGCGATCGTTACACCCATAGGTATGAAATTATCAGGCATTCCGATTGCTGATTCTTTTCCTGTAGTAGCACTGTTAGCAACAGTTACTGTTGCAGTGTACTGAGAAAAAGTCATTTCATTTGTTAAAGCACCAGTAGTTGCACTTTTAACGATTGTTTTAAAACCGTTTTCCGATCGTACCGGTCCTGTAAACGTAGTATTTGCCATAATTATCCTCCTAGTTTTTACGAACGTAGTCTCTAGGCCGTCGACTATACTCGTCTACGTTCTGATTAATTGTATAGTGATTATTTTATATACTAGTTTTTAGTAGAGCGCAAGAGAGCCTGTGATGTGAATTGAATTTATTCAACGATGTAGCTTTTTACTAAGTAGCTACAGAAACTTCGGGCGCAGCATCGTCTATTCTATTTTGCAGATGTTCTTTTTTAGCTTCTGCAAGTTTTATATGGCTAATTACTTCTCTAACAGCTCTGTCAATTTTAACCATATTGAGAGTATATCTACCCTCATTAAGATGCTCCTGCTCCCATTCTAGGTCCAGACCTTTCTTCTTCGTGTAAAGGTCGTTTAGATGTTGTTGCATCTCCATTTATAACCTCCTCATAGGTTATTCTGTTTACTCTTGGATCATGCATTTCTCCAAGAGACTCCCATTTTATATCATTTTTTCCTAATTTGTCAATGATAGCGTCTTCTATGTCT